TCATGTCGTAAGACGTGAAACGAAAAACGAAAAACGTCAAACGGGGTTCCCGGCCGACGGCCGAGGGCCGACCCCGACTCAGCCGGGGCAGGCGGCCGAAGGCGGTTTCTTATGTCTGATAACGTTCTGGAAATTGGCATCTCGGTAGATCTTGCGGATCTGCAACGTGGCATGCAGAGCGCCGTCGGCACGACCAGTGCGGCGGCGAAAAGCATGGCGGCGGCTTTTGCCGGGCAGGACAAAGCCATGGATCAAACCGCGCGGCAGTGGCATGAGTATATGGCCGCGCAGATCGCCGAGCAGGAAGGCTTGGTCGAGCAGGCCAAAGCGGCTTATCAGGAGCGGGCCGAGCAGGATCAGTGGCTGGTTTCCATCGGAATGATGAGCGAGCGGCAGAAGCTGGCGGATCTCAAACAGGCCCTGAGCGAGCGCTACGACGCCGAGGTCGCGGCTTACGCGCGGGAATTGTCGCTGGCGCTGACCGAGTATGGCGCGGAATCGGAAGAGTATTACAAAGCCTACGAGAAGGTGTACCAAAAGCTCGTCGTCGCGCAGCAGCAACATGAACTGCAATCGGCGAAGCTGACCCAGCAAAGCATCACGCAGCAGGTGAAGCAGTTCGACAGCTTCTTCAGCCACCTCGACGGCGGTTTCCGCACGGCGATGAACGGCGTGATTCAGGGGACGCAGACCCTGAGTAAAGCCTTCCAGAAAATGGGGCAGAGCCTGGAGGCCGAGTTCGCGGCGTCGTTGGAAAAGATGGTTATGCAGTGGATCGCCGGCGAACTCAAAATGCTGCTCTTTCACCAGGCCACAGAAGCGGCCAAGACAACCGCCACGGCGGCGGCAACGGCGCAAAGAGACTCCATTGGGGCGGCGAGTTCGCTGAAGGAAATCATGCATGCCGCCGCCACCGCCGCCGCCAATGCCTACAGCGCGGTGGCGCAGGTCCCCATCGTCGGGCCGGTTCTGGCGCCCGCCGCGGCCGCGGCTGCGTTTGCCGGAGTTATGGCGTTCGATAGCCTGGCCTCCGCCGCCGGCGGCTGGGAACGCGTGCCACAAGACCAAATGGCAATGGTGCACAAGAACGAAATGGTGCTGCCGGCCAATATTGCCGGTGGCTTCCGTACCATGCTGGCGCAGCCGAGCTACAGCTTTGCCGGCGCGGCCGGTGGCGCGGCCGCGTCCGGAGGGACTTTCACCACGCATGTAAACGTAAATGCCGTGGACCTGGAAGGCGCCAACCGCTATGCCGCGCACATCGGTGATCGCGTGTCGGCGCAGGCCATGCAGCGCATGAAGCGATTCCTGCGGACCAAAGGAGTGATGGAATGAGACACGAGACACGAGACTCGAGTCACGAGTCGCGAGAACAAGCGGCGAAGGTTTGCTCGCGTCTCGCGACTCACGTCTCGCAACTGGCGGTGCTCCCATGAGCAACGCCGTGTTCCCCACCTTCCCGGGGCTCGAGTGGAACGTGAAGCGCATTCCGACGTTTGCCACGATGGCGCAGGCTTCGAGCAATGGGAACATGGTGCGTGTGCCGCGCTTCGCCGATCCGATGTGGCAGTTCGAGTGCAGTTTTGAATTTCTGCGCGACGACAGCAATGACGAGTTGAATAAGCTGCTGGGTTTCTTTCTGGCGCGGCAGGGCAGCTACGATTCGTTCCTGCTGAATCTCTCGACGCTGACGCAAAATCCGCTCGATTCATCGGTCACCGGCCAGGTGCTGACCGTGGACAGCAACAACAACGCCGGCATTGTGCGGACGGTCGGCATCAGCGGTACACCGGAGACGATCTACGAGTTGCAGGCCGCGCCCGTGTTTTACAACAACGGCACGCTCCTGACGCCCAACACTCAGTACGCGCTTTACTGTTCGCAGCCTGGTGAGAATGGCGTGGGAACGTTCCTCACTTACTCGCCGCAGGCGCCCTACGGCGGCTGTTATGTCCATTTTCTCGAAACGCTTTCGGGTCCGGTGACCGCCAACTTCAGCTGGTACTATCGCGTGATCTTCAGTGCCGGCAAGGGCAATGCGCAGGACCCGCAACTGGGCAACGATCAACAGGAATTCGCCGCGCTCTGGTTCCAGTTGTACGAAGCGCGGGAAATCACTTTGGTATCAGCGCGGGAATAGGACTTTCACCACGGAGGCACGGAGACACGGAAAAATTTTAAATTTGCAATTTCAAATTTGTAATTTGCGGCGCTCGACACGGCTGTAAGCAAGACGCGCTTTTCAATTTGAAATTACAAATTACCAAATTAAAAATCTTCCTCCGTGTCTCCGTGCCTCCGTGGTGAAACAAGGTAAATGTCATGCGAAGTTTCACCGACGGTAACGGCAACAACTCGACAGCGGCGGTACGGGCCCACCTGGCCGGGCACCGGCAACTGTTGTGCGCCGATCTGTTTGTAATGAAGACGCTGGTGCAGGGCGCACCGTGGTCGAAGAACCTGCTGCTGACCAGCGCGCAGGTCCCGCTGCAGTGGAATCAGATGGGCCTGTTTCTGCCGGCGCGGCTGAAGCGGAGCAGTGTGCAATCGAAGGTCGGCCTGGACGCGGCAACGCTGGACCTGGAGTGGTACTTGTTGCCCACCGACATGATGTACGGCTCCTGCACCATGCTGCAGGCCTTTGCCGCCGGGCTTTGGGATAACGGCGTGGTACGGCTGTTTCGCGCCGTGATGCCCTCGATTGCCGACTGCAATACTTATGGCGCGTGCGAAATGTTCACCGGCCGCATTGCCGATCAGACGCTTACGCGCACCGGGGTGAAGCTCAAAGTGAATTGCCCGCTGGAGCTGCTCGACACGCAGGTGCCGATGAATCTGATCGAGCCGGGAAATCCGGCCGCGCAATACGCGCCAGGTCAGCCACCGGCTGGGTTGTCCGTGGCGCCCACGTTCAGCGTTGCCACGGTGAACAGCCTTTCGAATCTGCTGGCCGCGTGTACGGCGCCTACCTCGGGCCAGCTCTTTGCTGCCGACACTTTCGACTTTGGCTATATCCAGTTCACCAGCGGCGCCTGCCAGGGGATGGTGGCCAGCGTCCGCCGCTCGGCTCAGCTCGATGGGCTGAATCAGTTCTATCTGTACTCGCCACTGCCCTGGGCGCCGGCGGTGGGCGATACGTTTCAGGCACTGGTGCCTTATGCTCGCGCGTCCACCACCGGCACCGTTGAGCAGCACACGATCCCGGCCGCGGGAACGCCAGTGGGCGGTGTCTATCCGCCGGAGACGGTCACCGTCGAAAACGCCGGCACCGGGGTCTTTGCGACGGATCAGGGCGTGAAGTATGCCAACGGAGAGGCGTTCGCCCTGGTGCCCGGCGACAATCCCAGCGCGGCCCAGACCTACGCCACCGATGGCCAGGGAAACTACTTTTTCTCGCACTATGATGCCGGCGCCACGGTGAATATCAGTTACACCTACGTCGGCCCGGCGAACGGTTTGTATCAGGGATTCCAGTATGTTCCGGTCCCGGAAAACGCAATCTGAAGCTCACCACGGAGACACGGAGACACCGAGGAAGATTTTTAATTTGGTAATTTGTAATTTCAAATTGAAAAGCAGGTCCTGCTTACAGCCGTGCCGAGCGCCGCAAGTTACAAATTTGAAATTGCAAATTTAACATTCCTCCGTGTCTCTGTGACTCCGTGGTGAAAAGGGAATTATGAGCGAGCAAACACAACGCGTTGCTGTCGTTGCCGAAGCCCAAAGCTGGCTGCGCACGCCCTTCGTTCACGGCGCAAAGGTTAAAGGTAGCGGCGCGGACTGCGAGACCTTCATTTGTGAAGTGTTTGCGAAAGCAGGCGTCTTCACCGCGCAAGGAGTTCCGTATGTTCCGGCGCAATGGTTTCTGAATACGAAAGAGGAGCTGTACCTCAACTACCTGAGTAAATACGCCACGGAGTATCAGCGAGCGCCGGCGGTATCCCCGCGACCGGGCGATGTCATCTGCGTGAAAACGCGGTGGGTTTACTCACATGGCGCGATCGTGGTGGCGTGGCCGTTCGTCATCCACTGCTATCCGCCATGCGTGATGCGTTCCAGTGTGCTTTCCAATCCGGCCTTCGCCGGCCGCGCGCTGAAGCTCTTTAATCCGTGGATCAAGCCCGGATCGGGAGACGGGGGACGCTAGTGGGAATCGGTAAAGGCGGAAAATACGGTGGATCGACCCGGGCGGTTTCGCTGGGCACCCAGACCTCGCTGCGCGGGTCCGCCGTGCCCCTGCTCTACGGCCGTTACCGCGTTACGCCGAAGCTGATCTGGAACGGCAATTTCCAGGCGTCGCCCGTCAGCTCCGGAAAAAAGGGCGGCAAGTTCGGCACTCAGTACGACTACACGATTGCCGGTGACTGGCTGATTTGCCATTACCCGCTGCAAAATCTGCTTTCCGGCTGGAGCGACAAGGACTATCACGGCGTCACCTGCCTGGACACGGTGGCCATGATCGCCAGCAACCAAGTGGATCTGACCAGCGTGATAGCGGCGCTGGGCAGTGGGTCGAACGCCTGGAGCCTGGTGGCGATCCTTGGCTGCCATCTGTGGGGACCTTATTCGGCGACCTTCAACGATTTCGGCGGCGACGGACCGGTCACGGTCTCGTCCAGCTGGGACGTGCCGCTGTGGAATGAGCATTACTACACGCCCGACGGTCAGGCGGGAAGCACTCGGCGGCCGCTCACTTACGAATGGAATCCCGCCGATGGCAACGTGGTCCATTTTCCGGACAGTACGCTGAATGGCGGAGCGGTGACCATTCGATTTGCCGTGGTGCAGCGGGACGGTCCCGTGTGGACGCAAGGGCCGCTCTCGCAGAAGAACCTGAACATGGAGCTGGAGCGCTATCTGGCGCAGGGTTCCGAGTATGTGACGGACGATTCCGAGCAGGTGCATTACAACTGGGTTTCCGGCGTGGGCTCGGTAAAATTCGATCTGGGCTCGGCTAATATTTTGCCGGCGTTCAGCTTCGAGGCAATGGGCGCGTGCGATATATGGCGGCTGGGCGGATGCGATCCGGCCGACATCATCCTGGATCTGATTGCCGGCGTCACGCTATGTAGCGATGCCAACCCCTGGAGCAGCGCGCCGGAAATTACCCTGGGCCAGAATGTCTCCGTGCCGCACAACGTCAACAGTGCGGTGGGCGCTTCGTTGCCGATTACGCTGGGCAATCTGTCTCCGATGCGCGCCTGGTGCCGCGCCAACGGCATCTCGTGCTCGCTGTATCTGGACTCGCAGAAAACGGCGAAAGAGGTGCTCGACGAGCTGTTTACCGTGGCCAACTGCGCTCCGGTATGGAGCGGGTCGCTGCTGAACGCCATTCCTTACGATGAGGTTTCGGCGGCGGATCACGGGCTGATCTATACCGCGCCGACCGCGGCCGGTCCGATCTGCGGCCTGGATGACAACTGCTTTCTGGTGGACGGCAATACGCCTCCGGTGACCATGGACCGCACGCGCCAGGCCGACGCCCATAACGTCATCAAGATCACCCACGCCGATGATGGATCGGACACGGTTCAGTGGGCGGAATGTGCCTACAACGACACGGTTACCACGGAAATTGAACAGCGCAGTGTGGCTCAATTCGGAGCGCGGCCGGCCGACGCAAAGGACATGCACTCAATCACCAAGCCGTCGATCGCGCAGAAGATCGCCTCCGTGCTGGTGAAGCGTTCGGCGTTGCAGCGCAACAGTTACAAATTCAATCTGCCCGTGACCTATTGCTTTCTGGAAGCCATGGATCTGGTTGCCATCACCGATTCCTGCCTGGGCCTGAATCAGCATCCCGTGCGGCTGACGTCGGTGGAAGAGTCCTGGGATGAGCAGAAAGGTTGGACGCTGGCCTGCGAGGCCGAGGACTTCATTTACGGCCTGAACCACCCGACGCCGATGGAAGTGCAGGCCAGCAACCCATTCACGAATCCGAGCAACGTCGATCCAGGGAGCGTGAATACGCCGGTGTTTATGGAACTGCCGGATTCAGTCAACGGCGGACCGGGCCACTGGTTGCACATCGCGTTGAGCGGCGCCAGCCCGAACTGGGGCGGCTGCGTGGTGTGGTTGTCGACCGATGGCGTGACATACACGCAGGTGGGTGTGTTCACCGGCAAGAGCACGATGGGCGTGATCAACGAGAACCCGGCGCCGGCGGGCGCGCCGGGCAATTGGAACACGGGCCCATGGCCGGTGACCTCGGATCCGGATACCCTCGCCGGATTCTGGGTCGATCTGACAATGTCCGATGGCTCACTGGAATCGGCCACGGCTGCAACCGCGAACGCGTTTCAGACGCTGTGCTGGGTCGATGGCGAGCTGATCGCCTATGACGAAGTCGATCTGGTCACCGGCAATGCCTATGCCTTCTCGATCACACCCGGCAGCAGCGGGCTGATCCGCCGCGGATTGTTCGGTACTCCGATCACCGCCCACAATGCCAACGCGCCTTTCGTGCGGCTCGACGAGAATATTTTTGCCCTGAGGCTGGATCCGAAGTGGGTTAACAGCAGTACGGTTTTCCCCCAGACGCTGTTTTTCAAATTCACCAGCTTTAACACGGTGGGGGGCGGCGCGCAGAGCCTGGACCAGGCGACGGAATTTCAGCACAACTTTTCGGGTGGCTACAACAACATCCTGCAGATCGTCGGGAATAATGCCACGCTGGATTGGGACCCTGCCAGCGTGACCTCTTCCGGCTGTACCCTTCGCGCCTACGGGCCTTCAGGCGTCACTTCGAACATTACCTATTACCGCAGCGACGGCACCACTCTTACGAACGTCTATATGGCGTTTTTGGGCGTGCCGCTGAATACGGTCTGTTGGATTATGTACAGCCCGGCCCCCAACGCCAACTGGTACACCACCAGCTACCAGCAGATGATCACGGCATGCGGCAATGGCGCTGTTTGCCTCGGCAGCGTGACCACGCCGGTCTATACCGCCGGCGCGGTCAGCGGCGGTTCCAAAGGTGGCGGTGGCGGAGCTGGAGGAGGCGGCGGCACCGGCCCCGGCGTTCATAACTCGAATTAGTTTTTCACCACGAAAAACAGAAGATCAATTCACCACGGAGTCACGGAGACACAGAGGAATTTTGAATTTGTAATTTCGAATTGGAAATTTGGCTTTGCCGCGCAACTGAGAGCGCGTCCCACTTTTTAATTTGAAATTGCAAATTGCTAAATACAAATCTCCCTCCGTGTCTCCGAAGCGAAAACGAAGAATAGGAACAAAATGATGAAAACCGTCCGCGCCCCTCGCAGCCCTGCGCTTCTGCTGCTCCTCTGTGTCCTCTGTGCCCTCTGTGGTGACGCCCAGAATTTCACCACCGTGACCGCGTCCAGCGTTCAGGATCTGATGGGCGCCAAGCTGGCCAGCGGACAGGTGTGCTTCCAGGCGGTGACCGGCAACGGCGTGCCGATCAGCTACCAGGCGGGCGGCGGCGGACAGGTGATCAACGTGCCGCGGTGCGCCAGCGTGACGAATGGCGCCTTCAGCGTCAGCGTGGCCAATACGGCGCTCACGACGCCGGCGCATATCTGTTACCGGGTTACGGTCAAAGACCTGAGCACCGGCCAATTGGTGCTGGGCAACGGGCAGCCGGGCCAGCCCAGCGGCTATGAATGCGTGCAGCCCACGGGCGTTAGTTTCAACTTCGATACGTTCGTGCCCAATCTTTCGCCCCTGGCTATTGTTGTGCAAGGCGCGGTGATCAGCGGAACGCCGGCGGCCGGAGACTGCGCGCAATGGCTTTCGCCGTTTCTCATTGGCGATGCCGGAGTGCCCTGCGGCACGGGTGCGGGCGGAAGCGGCACCTGGGGCGGCATTACCGGAATTCTGGCCAACCAGACCGATTTACAAAACGCGCTGAACGCCAAGGTGAACTCCGCCAGCCTGGCAGCCGTGGCGACCAGTGGCAGCTACAACGATCTGGCCAACAAGCCCACAATCCCGGCAGCGCAGGTTAATAGCGACTGGAATGCGACCAGCGGTGTGGCTCAGATTTTGAATAAGCCAGCGCTGGGCACCGCCGCGGCGCAACCGGCGACCGCATTTCTGGCTGTACCCGGCGCGCCCGGCATCGTGAAGAGCACGGGGGCGGGGGCCACGACCGCGGCCACCAGCAGTGACGTGATCTCCGCGCTCGGCTATACCCCCGCCAGCACCTCGAGCGTGGCCGCCAACGTGGTAACGATCACTGCCGACAACACCGGCGCGACGGATGTTTCCTCGGCGGTTTCCACCGCCCTGGCCACCATCTACAACGAAGGAGGAGGAACGGTCTTCTTCCCGGCCGGCACGTTCCTGATCAACTCGCAGATTGCGATTCCCAACAACGGCGCCAATCCGCCCAAGCATCCGGCCATCCGGATTCAATGTGCCGGCGGGAACTTCTCGCTGGACGGAACGGCGCCCACCGGCGGCACCATTCTCGACCTGACCTATTCCGGCGCCGTCGCCAAGCTCACGGATTTCGCCTTTGGAACCCTGGAAATCACCGGGTGCACCTTCCAGGAAACCAGCGCAACCACCACCACGCCGTTCCTGATGACCACCAATGC